GTTGTAAGTGCTGAACATTTTCCACGTCAAACATTACGTGCAGAAAAGATGAACGAAGACGGTCAGATTGAGGCATATTATTATCACCCAAAATGGAAGGAAGTAAAACCTTCCGACAAACCAAAAAGAATCGCAGCATTTGGATTTGGTAACGGAAAAGAACCGGAAATCAAAATCATTAAAAGATATGTGTCCGGGTACGATTATTATTGTCCCCAAGATTACGAAACGGCATACGCTGAACTTGAATGCGAAATTTCTGACTTCTTAATCAATGACGTCAAGAATTCATTTTCGGGAACTAAGGTTGTAAACTTCAACAATGGAACACCCGACATGGAACAACAACTTCGCATCAAAAATGACGTGATGAATAAACTCACCGGATCAAAGGGTGAAAAAGTAATTGTTTCATTCAACAACAACCAAGAATCAAAAACCACGGTTGACGACATAAGTTTAAATGACGCACCAAGTCATTACGAATACCTTTCAAGGGAGTGTCAAAACAAACTTATCATTGCACACCGTGTGACGTCACCGCTTCTTTTAGGGATGCGAACTGAAAACAATGGTCTTGGTTCAAATGCAGACGAAATAAAAACTGCTTCTTTGTTGTTTAATAGTGTCACAGTAAGACCTTATCAAGACGTGATTTGTGATGCACTGGACGACATCCTTGCAGTCAACGACATATCCTTAAAATTATATTTCAAAACGCTTCAACCGTTGGAATTTATCGATCCAAGCAATGCAATAACAGACGAAGCACGTGAAGAAGAAACTGGTGTCAAATTATCAAGTGACGAACGTCCATTCTTAGATGACGACACGGCAAATGAAATTTGGGAAATGATCAAAGACTTGGGTGAAGACGAAAATCTTGAAGATTTCGAACTTCTTGATGTTGACGACACCGAAGACGAACCCGAAGATTTTGACGTTGAATCGTATTTGAATGGATTACATTTATCCGCGACACAAGATTCGACACAAGATGACAAAAGATATAAGGTTCGATATAAATACGTAAAAGGAACAAACAGAAAACCAAAAGGTGAATCAAGACCATTTTGTGAAAACATGATGCGCAATGGTAAAATATTCCGAAAAGAAGATATCGGACAAATGTCAGCACGTGGCGTAAATAAAGAACACGGTCACAAGGGTCAAAATTATTCATTATTTAAGTGGCAAGGCGGGGTGAATTGTTATCACCGCTGGGAAAGACGTATTTACAAAAAACGATTAAAAAAAGACGGAACTGAATGGGGTGGCAACGCACTTGACGGAACTAAATTTGTAAACGTGAATCAAGCAGTTCGTGAAGGATTTAAACTTCCAAAAAACCCTAAAGAAGTGACGGAAGCAAATATCACAAGAACGGATCGCGGACATCACCCAAATTTTAAAGGATAATGGCAAAAGGATTAATGATTTCACGGAAGGACTTGGTCAAATACACAAGTTTGAGCGGAAATATCGACACGGATAAATTCATTCAATATGTGCTTATCGCACAAGAAATCACCGTTCAACAATTGTTGGGAACGGACTTGTATGAAAAAATACAAGGTGACATTGAATCGTCTTCTTTGACTGGTGATTATTTGACGCTGGTAAATGATTATATTAAACCCGTTTTGATTCATGCCGCAGCGGTTCAATACATTCCTTTTGCATCATATACGTTCGGAAACAAGGGTGTTTTTAAACACACATCGGAAACCGGTGAAACGGTGACGAAGGAAGAAGTGGACTATTTGGTCGAAAAAGAACGCGACACAATGCAATTTTATGCCGACAGACTTATCGATCATTTAAGTTTCAACGCACCTTCCAAATATCCGGAATACAACACAAACACAAACGAAGACATTTCACCAATTACTGGACAATCGTACACGGGATGGGTATTGTAAAAACGTATAAACCAAAAGAAAAAAACGTCGTCAAATTAAAAACATTTTTGACTTCGTTATATAACAAAAACACAAAAAAGTGATTATATAAGTATGGCAAATTCGATTGATTGGGGAAAAATATATTGTTCGACTTGGTTCGGTGATTCACCGGAAACAACCGACGCAATTCCAGCTTATTCCGCACCGACTTGTTGGGCGGGTGTGAATTTATTATCCGCAGACGATACGGCATATACGGCAGACACAACAATTTATAAGGCAGACGCAACAGAAATTTAAAAAAATAAAATGGCACAACAAACAATTAATATTGGAACAACTGCGAATGACGGAACTGGTGATCCGTTAAGAACCGCATTTGACAAGGTCAACGACAACACGACGGAATTATATGACGGGCAAAGTTTGTCACTTGCTTCCGACATCCTTACATTAACACGAGCAGACGGAACAACAAGCACCGTTGATTTATCTTCTTATCTTGACGAAGATGCACGAGCAATCGCAAGTGGGACATTGAACGCTGGTACTGGAATCGTAACATTTACAAGGGACGATGCTTCAACATTTACGCTTGATTTGTCAGCATTATTGGACGACACAAATCTTGTAACGAGTGTAAACACCCAAACGGGAGCGGTTGTACTTGATTCTGACGACATTTCTGAAGGTTCAACAAACTTATATAACCAAACACATACGGGTGAAGTAACGGGTTCAGTTGCGCTAACAATTGCAGACAACGTCATTTCGTATGAAAAAATTGACGATGAATTTAGTACTTCAGACGCATTGACTGCGGGTGCAACGGTTGACGTTGATTTTGACGCGGCTCAAGTGTTTACATTAACACCCGACCAAAACACGACATTAAACATCACAAATCCAAAAATTGGAATTACAAAATCAGTCATTGTAACGGGTGCGGGTGGTTCATACACTTTAGCGTTCACCGTTGGTGGCGCGAGTGGAACATTTAATTTGATTGCGGGTGAATACGATGATACAAGTTCAACAAAGAACTTCATTCAAATCATTTGCGTTTCTGCGACAGAATTTTGGTATTCAATTTCACAAATAGCTTCTTAATATGTTTGGACAATCATTTGTTTTTGGGAGTATTGCTGGAGGTGCAGCCGGTGTTGCTGCTTATCTTGTTGTTGGTGGCGGCGGCGCGGGTGGTCGTGGATATGATAATTTTCCCGGAGGAGGGGGCGGCGGTGGTGATGCCAAAACTTCCACCGAGGGTTTTACATTTACTGAAGGTGTAACTTACACAATTACAATCGGCGCGGGTGGTACTGGAAACGACGGTGCCGGTACTTCTTCAAGTCTTATTGGAACTGGTTTGAGTGTAACTTCAGGCGCGGGTACTGGTGCAAGTTCTGTATATGGCCCGAATCAAAGAAGCGGTGGTGATTCGCCAAATTATAGTGGCGGCGCGGGTGCAACAAGACCAAACCCCAAAGACTATATTCCTTACAAGAGGTCATCTGGCGGTGGTGGCGGTGGTGGCGCATCACAAGCCGGGTCAAATGGTGCTTGGACTGCGCAAGGTGGAACGCGTGGAGCCGGTGGCGACGGAATAAACTCAAGTATTACGGGGACTGAAGTAGGCTACGCTGGTGGTGCTTGGGGCGCAGGGTCTGAGAGTTATTCAAGTGCAACTTCAAATTTTGGCGCAGGTGCTGCTTCGAGTAATCGCTGCGCACAGTCGTCATCTTATTGTGGTGGCAACGCACCCGCCAATCTTGGTGGTGGTGGCGGTGGTCAGTATTATTTGAGTACTACTGTTTATTCTGGTGGTTCAGGAGTGGTTATTTTATCAATTCCGACTTCACAATATTCGGGAACAACAACCGGAAGTCCAACCGTTACAACTTTTGAAGGAAATACAATTTTAACTTATACTGGAAGCGGTTCTTATACCCATTAATTATGGCACACTTTGCAAAACTTGATGAAAATAATATTGTTATTGAGGTCGTTGTTGTAAACAATAACGTACTTTTAAAAACAGATGGAACAGAATCAGAATATAAGGGAAAAGTGTTTTTAAACGGATTGCTGGGAAATGCTACTTGGGTACAAACATCTTACAATGGGAATTTTAGGGCAAGATATGCGGGTCTTGGTATGTCTTACGATGAAACTAATGACGTTTTTTTACACCCAAAACCATTTGATTCTTGGATTCTTAATGAAGAATTTGAGTGGGAAGCACCGACACCAAAACCGAATGACAATAAAACTTACGAATGGAACGAAGAAACATTGTCTTGGGATTCTTATATACCAAACCAACCTTTTGATTCTTGGACTTGGAACGAAACAGAATGGGAATGGCAACCGCCGACATCTTACCCAACAGATGGACAAGATTACGATTGGAATGAAGAAACACAAACTTGGGAATTGATTACTGAATAAATGAGTTCATCTTTACACAAAGAACCCGCCTTGTATTACATTTTTGAAAAGGCACTTGACGATAATATATGCGAAAAGATATTAAGTCTTGGAAAAAACGAATTCAAAGAAGCAAAACTTGGATACGGAACTGGAAGTGATGATAAAAAAATAAGGGATTCATCAATTGTTTGGTTAGACGAACAATGGCTTTTTGATATGGTTTTTTCATATATGAATGTTGCGAATCAAAATGCGGGTTGGGAAATCGATGTTGATGCCGCTGAAAGTATGCAATTGACAAGATATAAGAAAAAAGGGTTTTATTCTTTTCACAAAGACGGCGGGGGATTTGAAACTTACAATAAACCGGGAAATGCATTTTTACACAATAAGTCAAGAAAATTGTCAATGACTGCACTTCTTAATGATGAATTTGAAGGCGGAGGATTTGAATTTTATAATGTCCCGGAATTGAAAATGAAAAAAGGTGATATTGTATTTTTTCCTTCTTTTGAATTGCACAGGGTTAATCCAGTAACAAAAGGCGTACGTCATTCTTTAGTCACTTGGTTTGTTGGGCCAAAATATAAATAAAAAAAATGAATGATTTGAAGATATATATATTAAACGTTTTCGCCTTATTGGTAAGCCTTACAGAAATTGAACCATTATTGCAAGTGGTGTCGTTATCCTTGGCGATAATATACACATTAATCAGTATTTACAAAAAACTCAATTAATATGCCCAAAATCGATATCAATAACGACGGAAAGGCGGACTTCCAAATTTCAATTCCGCAAATTATTACAATGTTGGCAATGTTCGCTTCAATCATTGGTTCTTATTACACATTGAATGCAAGAATTGATGCCGTGGAAACCGCGACAAAAAAACTTAAAGAAAACGAACAAAAATACACTTGGCCAAATCAAAGAAAAACCGAAGAAGAAGTTCGAATGCTTGAAATTGAATTGAAGGCATTTATGAAGGATATTGAATATTTAAGACGCGACGTCGATACAAAAAGAAGATAATATGAAAAAATATTGGTTAATAATAAAAGAAGCCGCAAAAGATTGGGTGGTTGATAATTGGAAAAGTGATTTAATATTTGACAAAGGCAAGGTGATCTTTGTTGGTATTGTTGCATTTTTGGTTTTGGTTAAAATCATTTATTCAATATTTTCATGAAGCATTTCAGTTTATCCGAATTCGATTCAAATGACCACCCGGGAAGTGGAACGAACATGGACGAACGCTTCCTTGCAATGTTGGACAACGCCCGTGAGATTTACGGAAGACCAATGCGAATCAATTCCGGGTATCGTACCATATACAAGAATCAAGAAGTTGGGGGAAAACCCAACTCAACCCACTTGCAAGGAATCGCGGCGGACGTACATTGTACAACATCCCGTGACCGACACGATATGGTCAAGGCATTTATCGAAGCCGGGTTTTCGAGGCTGGGAATCGGAAATACATTCATCCATATCGATTCCGGCGACATACATTCAGATAAAGACCCCAACGTCATTTGGACATACTAACACCACGGGATCAACGATATGGATAAGAAAAAATTCAAGGACACCGACGTTGGAAAATTCTTATTGAATAAGATTCCGAATGTTGTTGGTGCAATTGCGGATCAAACACCCATTGGAAGTGTAATACAAGCAATCATTGGTGGTTCTGAAATGTCAGACGCTGACAAACAAGTTGCCCTTGAAAAATTAAAAAATGAACGTGCTGAAATTGACGGTGTGACAAGACGATGGGTTGCGGATGCACGTTCGGGTTCTTGGTTGGCTTCAAATGTTCGTCCGCTTACGTTGGCATTCTTTTCCATTTCTTATGTTGTGGGTTGGTTTTATGGTCTTGAATTGTCTTCAATTACTGGTTTATTAAGTGTTATTGTAGGGGGTTATTTCGGTTCACGTGGTGTCGAAAAGGTCTTCGGAAACAAACTTCACAAATAATGGCACGAGGGACAACTTATCAACATTCATTTAAACCCAAAAAGAAACGTCCCGGAATTCATTCGAAATCCAAACAATCACAACT